TGCACAGAAAGAGGCATACAATAGCTCGTTTCTGGTGCGTTTCTGCGTTTTTAGATCAAAAATACCCAAAAAAAGACACAAACCCGACCAGTTCCGGTTGATTCTAATCAGCTTCGGTTCAAACTCGAACCAAATCCACCAGTAATGACCTAGTGATGCTCACGTCAGGTGAGTGGTGCTATAAGAAGTCTCGCGGAGGGGGGGGTACACCCCCGTCGAGGCACACCCCTCTATATATATATCCCCCACACACAGCAGACCCGTATCCAATTGACGCAGTGCATTAATTCCCCTCAGTCCTTGTATAAATCTGCAACTGTAACTAGTCTTTACGCAGGAGGAAAAAACATGCCCTATTCAAAAGTAGAGTTATCCAGCGTTTATTCTGCAAGCTCTGATTACAGCAATCCGGTCGCTCGGTTCATGCCTGCTGCCTATGCGGTAACACCTGATGAGTTTGTTCACCTGCAAATACAGGCGGACACTGGTGGCACGGCGGTAACTACCTCCACACTATCTGCGGCAACTGCGTTGATTGTAAAAAACCTAGACGGAACCAATTATGTGACGGCTACGTTTAGAAGTGCGGGCAACAGCAGCACCGATAATATTATCCGAATTGCAGCAGGGGCGTTTTTGGTTGTCAGTGATTTCACAGTAGCAAACAACCTAACCCTGACAGCCAATAGCGCAGCCGTGAATTGCGACGTTTTTATCGTAGGAACATGATCGCCACTAGTTGACTACAGTGGCAACATGGGTAGAATGGATTCAAAGAGTTCATCTTGAATGATCCCTTTGTTGTTGTGGCGGGGACCTGGTACGCCTATCTAACTGGGTTCCCGCTTAGCGCACTGCGCAGCCAGGAGGCAAGAATGGGGAAGAGTAAGAAAACTCCTCTGTCTATTAACTACGATACAATCGATCTAGAAGAAGCCGTTGCCCTTGAAGTCGAAGGGAAAGAAGTCGAAATAAATAAAGAAGTGGATAAGGTGGAAGTCTCCCTTCTACCCTCGCTTAGGCATATGATGGATAACGGATACGCCATCATCGACGAAGAATTCCACAGGCTAAAGGGGAAAGCCAAAACACGAGGGCTCGATGCTGCAGACAATAAAAATTTTGCGATGCTGACAAATAGCCTGGTCAAGCTAGCAAACCTTAAGATGAACATCTCAGACCAAAACGAACTAGAGACGATGGACGATGAAAGAGTAAACGAATTGGCTGCGAAGGCTCTTAAGAAACTGGAGGGCAAAGGTGGAAGATAGTGCATACCAACAAGTCAAACAGCTACCGGTTAGAATTCGTAAAGCATATGATGACGACTCTGCGTTTATTTATAAAAGCTGGGTCCAAAGTTATCAGGGCCAAAATAGGGATATTCCGAAAAGAGCGCTGTCTTCAATGCATAAGACAGTTATTAAAAGGCTCCTGTTTAGCTCTACGACGATTGTTGCGTGCGGTAATACGCCGGAAACAGAGAACGATATTTACAGTTGGCTAACTGCGAAGAGGACACCTAAATTTTTAGTGGTGCACTTTGCATACACGAAGGCCCCATTCCGAAAGTGGGGTCTTCTAAACTCGCTGATGAAAGTCTTTGAATACAAGCAAGGCGAAGCCATACTGGCCAGCCACAAAAGCTATATCATCAAAGAATTAAAACCACGGCACAACATAATGTATGTGCCACACCTACAGATGCATAATGGCGTCGAAGATTTGGAGAAGATTTATGAAGCTCAAAACGGTGATCTTGAAGCCAGACTCTAGAAGCATTGGCGGCCACTCTACATTCAGCACAAGCATCAGGGGGCAAGAAAATTTTTTGATTGAGTACAGCGACGCCCTTCAGATGGTCGTGGTTAAGAGCGAAAAGGGTCAGTTCATTATTCCCCTTACTTCGATTAGCCACATGGAAGCGGCAGAGGAAATTAAAAGCGCTGTTGCCCCAAAGCGTAAACGTAGTAAGATTGTTAAGAAAGCTGAACCAGTGAGGGAAGTGAGTGTCTAAGAAGAAGGTATATGATGGACGCGCCGTATTAGGCGAATTCATTAAGCGCCAGGGTGAACTTAAGCCGCCCGAAGAAGCGGTTACGGCAAAAAGAAGTTACCCTTGGCGCAGAGGCCTTTTTGATAAGCAGCTTGCACTCATAGACGACCCCTCAAAATTTAAGGCCGCTCTGTGCTCTCGTCGTGCAGGGAAAACACATACATGCTGTTACTACATGATAGAGGCGGCGTTTAAGAACCCCAATTCTATCGTTGCCTACATTGCGATCACAAGACAGGTTGCTAAGCGTCTTATGTGGAACCTGCTCAAGCAGGCCAACCGGCAGTATCATATCGGAATGAAGTTCAATAACGTTGAGCTCATTGCCACACTGAGAAACGGGTCCCAAATTATTTTGAACGGCGCAAATGATGAGGCCGATGTTGATAAGCTCCGGGGATCTGGCTATCCACTTGTAATTATCGATGAGGCCGCGAGTTACGGTCCCTTCCTGGCTGGCCTAGTCGAAGAGGTAATCGAACCGGAGCTCATTGATTACAACGGAACACTTTTGCTTACAGGAACACCCAACGCCAGATGTTCTGGGTATTTTTACGAAGCCACGACGAACCCCAAGTACACGTATAAAGTCCACCACTGGACAGTAGTTGAAAACCCATACATTCCACACGCCCGGGATTTTTTAGATAAGAAGCTGCAAAAGCGAGGTTGGACTTCAGATAATCCTATTTTTTTAAGGGAGTGGTGTGGCAAGTGGGTTAAGTCAGAAGACTCGTTAATTTACAGATACACAGATGACAACATTTATGCTGAGGCTCCGGATGATTCCGCCGATTGGGAATTCGTCTTGGGCGTCGATTTGGGATATTCTGATGCTACTGCATTTGTTGTTATGGGGTTTAGTCGAGACCTTCCTGAGTGTTATGTTGTGGAGACTTACAAAGAGTCGAAAATGATCCCGACTCAGATAGCTCAAAAAATTGTTGAGTATAACGAGCACTTTGATTTTGTTTCAATCGTAGCGGACACCGGGGGGCTTGGGCGCTCTATTGTTGAGGAGATACGGCAAAGGTTTGGAATCCCTGTACAGGCAGCAGAAAAGAAAAAGAAAGCAACATTCATTGAGCTTATGAATGACGACCTTGCTTCTAAAAGATTATTGGTCCCAGCAAACAGCGAAATTCTCAAGGAGTGGGACCTTCTGCAGTGGGATGAAAGCCGGCTAAAGGAAGACGGAAGGTTTGAAAACCACCTTTCCGATGCAGCACTTTATGCATGGCGGGAATGTCGCCATTACACGTATTCGGCTCCAATAGAGCGTCCAAAATATGGAACCCCAGAATATTGGAAAATGGTCGAGCAAAGATACATCGGACAACTTGAGAAAAACTTATATGGCGATCGTCAGCCCGATGCGTGTAGAATCGCAAGCGTGCACGAAGAAACGAACTATCACTAGAGGTAGAAAATGAACGAAAGAATTTTTTGGTGGCAAGCTTCTGAAGCGAACGCTCACGACTTTGTATATGACCTTCTTAACGCAATGGAGCGCGATTATAGCTATGTGACTAGCTTGAATCTGCAGCATTACAGATCTTACAACGACGAAATGGCGGCGGCGCTAAACCTTACGGGTATCGCAAGGCCAGAGGGCGCGGGAAGACATCGCCCGGTTACATTTAATGTAATCAAAAGTATGTGCGACACGGTACAGGCAAAAATTGCTAAAAATCGACCGAGATGCACCTTCTTAACTTCCGGTGGGGACTTTTCTCAGCAAAGAAAAGGAAAGCTCCTGGAGAAATTTTGCGATGGCCAGTTTTATAGAACGAAGATTTACGAAAAAGCTCCAGAGGTGTTTTTGGATGCATGCGTTTTTGGGACCGGTGTATTAAAGGTATACGAGCATAATTCGGACATTATTTGCGAGCGTGTATTTCCTGAGGAAATCATTGTCTCAATTGAAGAGGCTAAGTACAAAAATCCGCGTAGCATGTTTCAGGTTAAGGCTGTTCCTCGCGACGTTCTTACGCACACATATCCAGAGTATGCAGATCAAATCAGACAAGCGAATACTTATGAGACAGAAGAGTATAACGCTGGATCAAACGTAAACGAAATGGTTCGCGTGGTTGAAGCTTGGCACCTTCCTAGCATCGAGGGTGCGCCTGACGGAAGGCACGTCATTTGCTTGGACAGCGTAACGCTGTTAGACGAAGGGTATGACCGTAATTACTTTCCTTTCATTTTTCTTCGTTGGTCTGATCGTCTGCTCGGATTCTGGGGTCAAGGACTTGCTGAGCAGCTTATGGGCATTCAGCTTGAAATCAATACGCTCCTTCAGAACATTCAGCAGCAAATGCATCTTGCAAAACCGAAAGTCTTCCTTGAGACCGGTTCGCAGATAGCCGATCACCAAATTAACAACGAAGAGTGGGGTATTGTGGATTACGTGGGTAATCCTCCCGTTTTTTACGTTCCAAAAACTGTTTCTGGTGAAGTGTTTTCACATTTAGACCGTCTATTTAACCGGGCCTATCAAATTGCAGGTGTCAGTGAGCTTGCAGCAATGTCTAAAAAGCCGGCAGGTCTAGAGTCGGCGGTAGCGCTTCGTGAATTTAGCGACATTGAGACAGAGCGTTTTATGATTGTAGCGCAAAACTACGAGAACATGTTTCTTGAAGCAGCGCGTCAAATGATAGACTTGGCTCGTGGCATAGCAGAGCGCGGTGATGATTACGCGGTTGTTAGCTCTGGCGACAGATACATTGAGCAAATTGATTGGCGAGATATTGATCTTCGGGAAGAGCAGTACGTTATGAAGATTTGGCCAACGTCTTTGCTTCCTCAGACTCCTGCAGGAAAGCTGCAAAAAGTCATAGAACTTGCGCAATCTGGAATTATACAGGATCCTGGAACAATATTGAAGTTGCTGGATTATCCAGACATTGAAGCGGTTACTCAGTACATGACGGCAGATCAAGACGAAATTGATATGCTGATTGAAAATATGGTGGACAAAGGTGAGTACGTTCAGCCGGAACCTTACAGCAACCTTGCTTTGTCGGTAAAGCGGGTTCAGCAGGCTTATCTTCGCGCAAAGATAAACCGAGTTCCGGAAGAACGAATGGCTCTTCTTCGTCGCTATATCGAGGACTGTATGGCGCTAATGGCTACTATGGCGCAGGCGGCTCAGCCCCAAGCTCCGGCACCCTCTCCGGAAGGGGTTGAGCCCGCACTTCCCCCCGAGCTGGAGGCAGAACTGCCCTCAGCACCAGAGGCGCTCCCGCCTCAAGAACTACAATAAGGAGAAAGAATGCAAATGGCCCAAGATTCAGAAAGTCAGCTTCAAGAAACAATTGATATGGTTAACAATATGATGGCGGAGCAGGAGGCAGCGGAAGCGGCCCCAGACCCGACGCCGCAAGTGGTTGAGGCCACGGTTTCTGATGTGGAAGAAAAGCCGGCTTCGTCAGATGAGGAAGCTAAGGCAGAAGCGTCGCAGGAAGAATCCAAAGAGGGTGAGGTCATGTCGAAAGACTTCACTCGAAGATTTGCCAAACTTGCCAAAAGAGAGAAGAGTTTTCGTCAGAGACAAGACGAAATGAAGCAAATGCAAGCAGAGCTTGAGGAGCTTCGGTCATCCAAGTCTTCGCCTAATGAAGCGGCCCGCGAACTGGAAGAGATAAAAAGAATTGCAAGAGAAAGCCCTGGCGAGCTTTTCTCTAAACTTGATACGTCTTGGGAAGAATTCAACAACAGCATCTTGTCTGGCACCAAAAAACCCGATGACTATACTCGGGACGCAAGCGTCAACAAGCTCCTTGACCGGATAGACCAGCTTGAAAGCAAGCTAAGTGAGCGAGAACAAAGAGAGGTTGCCTCAACTCAGGAAAAGGCGTACAATAATTTTATTGACGAAATCCGCACTTTCGTTGACACTAATAACGAAGACTTTGAGTTGGTGCATACAAGAGGCGAGGTTGGTTTAGTAGCGGATGTGATGCAAGAGCATTACAACTCAACCGGCCAAGTCATGGAGTACCGACAGGCGGCGCAGATGGTCGAGGATCACCTCGAAGAACAGGCCCGCAGCTTTTTTGGCAGCAAGAAGATAGCCAATAAATACAGAGATTCCTTTGGGAACGAAGCGAAAAGTGAAGCTCCTCGGCAGCCAGATTCCAGGCCGAAAACATTATCAAACTCAGTTGCGGCGGTCGGAACGACCACGGACGGCGAAGCTCACTCTAAACCAATGACTAGAGACGAGCATAAGGCCTATTTAGCCCGCACGCTGAACTTTTTTGGCGAGTAGGAGGCTGATCTCCTATCGCTTATTAATTCGCGACCAAGGAGAAATAAATGGCAGCCCCATTGAATCTAGACACCGTTTCAGAAGCGGTAAAGCAGCACTACAAAGACCTTACGATCAAGAATCTCGTCTTCAAAAACAACCCATTCCTTGCCCTGG